TCATTCGAGCTGATCAAGAAGATAGAGGCTGTATTCCTCAAAAGCATCCACCGTCAGCGTCAGGACACCGCCATGCGTTCCATTCTCGTGAGGCTTATATGTCCACACAGCATCCCCAGTGGTAAAAGCATCTGCATGACTGGCCTTCTGGCACGCTTTCACCCAGACCGTTGCCCCCTCGATGTCAGCTTCATCGAATGGCAGTGTAACCGCCCAGGGGAAGAACGTGGCATCCGCACCAGCATGCGAAAACACAGCACGGTGGATCTCATACTGCTTGTTTGTCTCAATGGCAATGGTATAGCTGCCATAGTAACTGGAACCAGTAATGAGCCATGAATAGCCATCGCCGGTGGCTTGCCGCTTGCCTACTGCAAGGCCGTTGTCCTCTGCGCCGATCGTCAGATCATAAGCATTGGAACCGGCGATTCCTGGCTTATGATCAAAAGTAATCTTCTGCACTTCATGCGTCGAAGCTACTGCCATTTCTTCCTCGTCCGCAGGACGCACCGTCAACATACCAATAGGAATTAGGCTCAGCGTAACATCTCCATAGGTCTTGACGACTGTGGGCTCGCTCAACGAATCGCCCAAATTATGGGCGATCCATTGCATGGCTTGCGTCCTGTCATCTTCCGCATCTTCCGGGAAAGCTTCAAGGCACAGGGCAAAATCCTCCGGATCGCCATAGACACATGTGAAAGTGAAATACTTGACAGCTCCCCGTTCGTCGGCGACAATCCGCACGCCATAGTCAGACACAGGACGTTTTCCATCCCACTGAGCAAAGTATACAACACCCTGGTCGTTGACTTCGCGTTGCAGCGCAGGGGCCTTCCATGCTTTCAACGCCTGCTTCAGATCATCTACATCGCAATTCTGCAGACATTCTTCCGCCAGACTTTGAAAAGGAATAAGCAGCAGGCAGAGCATCACAAGAAACACTTTTGTCAGTTTCATTATTCTGTCCCCATTGCAGTGGTTCTTATTTCTGATGTGCCTTCAGGATCGCAAGAGCATCTTCACGGGCGCGATCGTCGGCAGCCTGGAAGGCGCGCAGCATGGCGTACTCTTCCTCCGTCAGGACGATGCGAAGCATCTCCTGCGCCTCAGCATAGTCGATGATCTTCGCCGGCGGCAGCATACTATCCTCTTCGGTCAGGCCCAGGATGTAGTCCGTCGTCGTGTGGCAACAGTTGGCGACCTGCGCCAGAAAATCGGAACCGGGCTCACGGGAGCCGTTCTCATAGCCAACATAGGTTGTATATTTCACACCCAGGAAGTTGGAAAACTCCCGCATGTTCATGCCCATCTTTTCACGGATCTGCTTCAGTCGTTCATTCATGTTTGACACCTCCGGATTTCATTATAATGCAGTTTGCGTTTATAGTCAATCCCGAATTTACTCATTTTGAGAAATTATTTTCATTTTGCATATTGACAATTACGCATTTTGAGTATATACTATGTCCATAATTACGCATTACGCGTATTCCAAGGAGGTGAATTACTCATGACGCAACGCAACAAGTACCCCAATATCGCCGCAGAGTGTTCCCGCGCCGATATGACCATGAACGATCTGGCTCTGAAGCTCAGCGTATCCCGCAAGACCGTCACCAACTGGCAGGCGGGTAAAACGGAGATCCCCGCTTCCGCGATCGTCGCCATGGCGAAGATGTGGAACGTCTCGTCCGACTACCTGCTGGGCATCCAGCACTGACAAACGAAAGGAGAATTCCCATGAACAACACCCGCCGCAAGCGCATTGACGCCGTCATGCAGAAGCTCGAAGCGCTCTCCGAGGAACTTGAAGCCCTCAAGGAAGAAGAAGAGGAGGCTTACGACAATCTGCCCGAATCTCTCCAGGAAAGCGAACGCGGAGAGGCAATGCAGGAAGCCATGGACAACCTGGACGAAGCCATCAGCAACATCGCCGATGCTATCGAATACCTGCAGGAAGCAGTCGACTAAAAGGAGGCACCCCATGCGCAAGTACCAGCGCGCGATCGCGCACAACCTGATGCAGCTTGACGGAATCCCCCGCGTCAATAAGCGCATCCCCGGCACCCGGAACAGCATCTTCTCCCTATACTGGCGTGACTGGCAGGATCAGCTCATCAGCCGCTACTACTCCCTCAGGAAGCGCCGTAAGTCCAAGTGGAAGAAAGGAGGCACCCATGCCTGACAAGATCCGCATCTTCATCAAGCGCCCTGACGTCGCCGTCGAGGCCATCGAAATCCCCAACACCCTCGAAGCTCTGCAGGAGCTGGTCGGAGGCTGCATCGAGGTCATCGGCCTTTTCCCCAACATCGTGGTCATCGTCAACGAAGAAGGCGTCCTCAAAGACATGCCCTTCAACATGTACCTCGCCGGCCACTGGCTGCGCGGTCCGGTGCTGTTCGTGGGCGTCAAGGGCGAGAACTTCACCCACGCACCCTTCCACAACGCCAAGCAGGTGGAGAGCTTCATCCGGCGCTGCAACCGGCGGTGATGACCATGATGACCGTAAACACAGCGCCCAAGCGCGCCAGTCCCGTCACGCCGGACGACCTTCCGGACTACGTCAAGGATAACCTTGCCCGCGCGCTCATCGATGCGGCAAGGGCCTTCTACCAGGATCCGGAGAACGTCCGCAAGTTCGAGGAGTGGAAGGCCCGCAAGGCTGCGGAGGCTTCTGTATGAGCGCACAAAAGAAAGGCTGCTGACAGCTCTCACCCCGTCAGCAGCCCAAGCGAATCCCCTTGTAAAGATTCATGAACAGAATAACACATTTCGGAGGAAACGTCAATGTCCCAGCATTTTACCGTTGCCATCGGCCCGACGCCGAACATCATGCGCCGCACATCCAAGGAAGCATCCGGCGACGTCGTCCTGGCATTCGCCGTCACCAGCAAGCCGGAAGGCCCCTATCAGAACCGCATCACCTGCGAGATGCTCAATGCCGGCAACTTCTTCTCCGACGCGACCCTCAAGGCCTGCCTGGATGCGCTTTGCACCCAGTTCGGGCAGAACAGCATCGAGCGCGCCGTCCGCGCGTGGATCCAGGAGCGCTGCAGCGCGGAGGTGCCGATGTGGGCGCGTACATTCTGATCGTAACACTTGTTTTCTGGTGCGCGCTTGCTTTCGCACTGAATGACACGCTGACCGATGCCGCCATCAACACGGCTGCTGATTTATTAGATTGCGGTCTGGAGTTCCTTTCCATGCTCGTCCTGTGCATCGGATTACTTCTTGCCCTGCCGTACATCATCGTTTTTGCAATCATCGACATCATCAGGAGGTAAAACACAGATGAAAATCCACTTCGACCACATCCGCAGCACCAAGACCTGCGAGGTATTTCAGCACGGCGAGAAGCCGGACATGATCACCCTGTACCTGAAGAAGTCCCAGCTGGCGGAGGAAGGTATCCGCCCCAGCAAGGGCCTGACTGTTACCATTGAGGAGGCAAAACATGACTGACCCCATCAAGATCGCCAGTTTGCAGCTGGAAAACGTCAAGCGCGTCCGGGCCGTCGCGCTGACCCCCACAGAAAACGGCCTGACCATCCTCGGCGGCCGCAACGGCCAGGGCAAGACATCCGTGCTGGACGGCATTGCCTGGGCGCTGGGCGGCGACCGCTACAAGCCCACCGACGCGTCCCGCGAAGGCTCCGTCCTGCCCCCGGACATCAGGATCACCCTGTCCAACGGCCTGCTGGTGGAGCGCAAGGGCAAGAACAGCGCCCTGACCGTCACCGACCCGGAGGGCAAGCGCTACGGGCAGAAGCTGCTGGACGCCTTCGTCGGCGCGTTCGCCATTGACCTGCCCAAGTTCATGAACGCCACCGACAAGGAGAAGGCCGAGACCCTGCTCAAGGTCATCGGCGTGGGCAATCAGCTGAAGGAGCTGGAGCGTAAGTGCGAGACTGTGTACAGCCAGCGCCACGCCATCGGTCAGATCGCCGCCCAGAAGGAAGCCCACGCGAAGGAGCTGCCCTTCCATGAGGGCCTACCGGAGGAACCCGTCAGCGCCGGCGAGCTGATCCGACAGCAGCAGGAGATCATGCTCCGAAACGCCGAGAACGCTCGCAAGCGCGCCTGGAAGGCCGAACTGACACAGCAGGTGGAGAAGCTCACCCACCAACTCGCAGCCGCTCAGAAGGCGCTGGACGAGGCCCGCCGCGACCTTGCCTTCGCCGAGCGCGACGCTCTCGACCTCGAGGATGAATCCACCGCCGAGCTGGAAGCCAACATCCGCGACGTGGACATGCTCAACGCGAAGATCCGCCAAAACGCCGACCGCCGCCGCGCCGAAGCAGAGGCCCGGCAGTACGACAATAAGTACAACGAGCTGACCATCGAGCTGGATCATCTCCGCGCGGACAAGCGTGCCCTGCTGGACGGCGCACCCCTCCCCCTGCCCGGCCTGGCCGTGGAGAACGGCATCCTGACCTACAAGGGACACCGCTGGGACTGCATATCCGGCTCGGAGCAGCTGATCGTCGGCACGGCCATCGCCAGGGCGCTGAATCCTAACTGCGGCTTCGTGCTGCTGGACAAGCTGGAGCAGCTGGACACCATCACCCTGGACGCCTTCAACGTGTGGCTGAAGGAGCATCAGCTGCAGGCCATCGCGACCCGCGTCAGCACCGGCAGCGAGTGCACCATCATCATTGAAGATGGGGAGGCGCTTCAGCCGGAATCGCTGACAGTCGCCATGGATCACCAAGCGATCGCGCACAATGTCGCCCCGATCGTCCCCAAGACATGGAAAGCAGGTGAATTCTAATGATTCTCGAACGAGGCCGCAAATCCGCTGCCCTGAAGGTCGTCGTGTACGGCCCGGAGGGCATCGGCAAGAGCACCTTCGCCAGCATGTTCCCCCGCCCGGTGTTCATCGACACCGAGGGCAGCACCTCCCACATGGACGTGACCCGCACCCCCACGCCCCTCTCCTGGACGGAGCTGACCCGCCAGGTGGATTACTTCATCCAGAACCAGCACTTACTGGGCACGCTGGTCATTGACACCGCCGACTGGGCCGAGAAGCTCTGCACCGAGCAGCTGTGTAGCGTGAAGGGCGTGGGCGGCATCGAGGACTTCGGCTACGGCAAGGGATATGTGTACCAGAAGGAAGAGTTCGGCAAGTTCCTCAATCAACTGGAAAAGCTCAAAGAACGCGGCGTCCACGTCGTCCTGACCGCCCACGCCGCCATGCGCAAATTCGAGCAGCCGGACGAAATGGGCTCCTACGACCGCTGGGAGCTGAAGCTGGCCAAGCAGGTCGGCCCGCTGGTGAAGGAATGGGCGGACATGATCCTCTTCGCCAACTACAAGACCACCGTGGTCAACGTGGACGGCCAGGGTGCGACCAAGGGCAAGAACAAGGTCACCGGCGGACGTCGCGTCATGTACGCCAGCCATCACCCCTGCTGGGACGCGAAGAACCGCTTCGGCCTCCCGGACGAAATGCCCTTCGACTACGCACAGATCGCGCACCTGATCACCGACCTACAGCCGGCGCTGATCCCGGAACCCGCGCCCCAGGAAGCCCCTCCCGCACCCATCGCAGCACCCGCCCCCGCGCCATCCGCTCCGGCACCGCAGCTCCCCGCAAACATCCCCCCGGCCCTCGCCGCCCTGATGGCTGCCAACAACATCGTGCCCTTTGAAATCCAGGCCGTCGTCGCCCAGAAGGGCTACTACCCCGCCGATATGCCCATCGCCGCCTACGATCCCGACTTCGTTTCCGCCGTCCTCGTGGCCGCCTGGCCGCAGGTGGAAGCCGCCATCCTCGACAACCGCAAGACCGAAAAGACGCCGTTCTAATCGAAAGGAGATATACACATGGATAACTACATGAACAACCAGCCCCGCGAGCTCGACTGGGACAGTGAGATCGTCCAGGAGGAGATGGAGCTCCCCCACCTGCCCGACGGTGACTATCCCTTCCAGATCGTGAGTCTCGAGAAGGCACGCCACCAGCCCCGTGACGGCGGAAAACTCCCGCCCTGCAACAAGGCCATCCTGACCGTCCGCGTCACCGACCGCATGAACGGCGTATCCGTGGACATCCGCCACAACCTGTTCCTGCACTCCTCGATGGAGTGGCGCCTGTGTGAGTTCTTCGCCGCGATTGGCATGCGCCAAAAGGGCGAGGCGTTGCGTATGGACTGGAGCCGCGTTGTCGGCGCGACCGGCCTGTGCAAGGTGAAGCAGCAGGAACGCCGCGACAATCGTACCGCCAGCGAGATCGACCGCTTCTATCCCGCCTACGATCTCCCCGCAGGCGCCGCGCCTCAGCAGAGCTACGCACAGCCGACCTATCAGCAGCCCGCGCAGGCCTACGCAGCCCCGGCGTACAGCCAGCCCCAGCAAAGCTATGCAGCCCCGCAGCAACCCGCTACCAGCAATGGTTTCACCCCCGGCAGATTCTAAGTCCATATCACGGCGGATGGCACGTCCGTCCGCCGTCCCTTTTAATCAGGAGGTCACATGTCTATCACTTTACGTCCCTACCAACAGGAAGCTCGCGAGGCCGTTCACCGGGAATGGGAGACGCGCCGCTCGACCCTGCTGGTCATCCCCACCGGCGGAGGCAAGACGATCATCTTCTCCGCCATCATCGAGGACTGCGTCCGCAAGGGCCAGCGCGTGCTGGTGCTTGCCCACCGCAGCGAGCTGCTGGATCAGGCTGCGGACAAGCTGCACAAGTCCACCGGGCTGCAGTGCGCGGTGGAGAAGGCAGAGCAGAGCTGCATCGGCTCATGGTTCCGCGTCGTGGTCGGCTCGGTGCAGACGCTGCAGCGTGAGAAGCGCCTGCAGCAGTTCGACCCGGACTTCTTCGACGTGATCATCATCGACGAAGCCCACCACGCCCTCGCCGACGGTTACCGAGTCATCCTCGACCACTTCACTGGCGCGAAGATCCTGGGCGTGACCGCTACGCCTGATCGCGGCGACATGAAGGATCTCGGTGCGGTGTTTGAGTCCCTCGCCTACGAGTACACCCTGCCCCGCGCGGTCAATGAGGGCTACCTCGCCCCGATCAAGGCCGTCACCATCCCCCTGAAGCTGGACATTTCGGGCGTCGGCGTGCAGTCCGGCGACTACAAGCCCGGCGAGCTGGGCACCGCCCTCGACCCGTACCTCGACCAGATCGCGGAGGTCATCGCCCGGGAGTGCGCCGATCGCAAGACCGTGGTGTTCCTGCCGCTGATCGCCACCGCGCAGAAGATGCGCGACATCCTCAATCGCCACGGCATGCGCGCCGCTGAGGTCAACGGCCAGAGCGATGACCGGGCGCAAGTCCTGGCCGACTTCGACGCTGACCGCTATAACGTACTGTGCAACGCGATGCTGCTGACCGAGGGCTGGGACTGCCCCAGCGTGGACTGCATCGTCGTCCTGCGCCCCACGAAGCAGCGCGGCCTGTATTGCCAGATGGTGGGCCGCGGTACCCGCCTCCACCCGGGCAAGGATCATCTTCTGTTGCTGGATTTCCTCTGGCACACCGAGCGTCATCAGCTTTGCCGTCCGGCGCACCTGGTCGCCAAGACCGACGACGTTGCCCGCAAGATGGTGGAGACTATGGAGGGCGCTGCCGGCGGT